TCAGTCGCGGTGCGCTTCGAGCTCCTTCATGCGGCGCTCGTGGTACTCCTTGTCGCGCTCCTCCTGCCGAGCCTCACGCGCCTGCTCCTCCTTGCCGGAGCGGATCGCGAGAACCGTCATGGAGAGCAGGAGAATGATTCCGGCGATGCCGCCGACTGCCATGATGATGTAGAGGATGATTTCCATAATGTCCTTCATGGTGCCGCCTCCTTAGTTCAGAAAATCGCTGTCGTCGTCGGTTGCGAAGTCAGCGAAGTCGGATTCAGCGCTGGCCTTGCTGCCGAGCGGCTCGCCGTCACGGAGCTTCTGCAGGTTGTTGAGCCCGCAGGCGATGCCGCGGTTGCCGGAGCTGTTGAATGCGTAGAAGGTGATGCTGGCTCTGCCGTATACGCCTGAGTACACCTCGCTGCGGCTCATGATCGGATTCAGATCCGCATCCACGATGCCCGGAGCGGTCGTGGCGTTCGCATTCACGAAGTAGGCGTTCCGGTAGGCTTCGTCGTCCGGGCGCTCCGCGTCGCCGTCACGAAGCGGCGTCTTGATTGCGGAGAGTGCAGGCACGCTGCGGCTGTTGCCCTTGAGCTTGGCTTCGCCCTCCTTGTAGGCGGCGTCGATGGCTGCCTTGATCTTGGCGACCGTCACGGTGTCGGACTTCGGGATGATGAGGCTCACGCTGTATTTGGGAGTGCCGCCGTTGATGGACTTCGGCTCCCACACGTTGGCGTAGGACCAGCGGGTGTTCGGACCAGTGATAACCTTCATCGGATTGTGCATAGTTGTCTTACTCATAGTTTTTGACCTCCATAAAATCGTTTTTTGCTGTATTCATCGCCGGACGCTTATCCGAGTCTGGGACGAGTGTTGGTTTGCCCTGCGGCTTCTCAACGAGGCCTGACAGGAGTTCATTGAATCGGTTCTTTCCGAGGAGCTTCTGCATGGCGGTGATGCCGAGCAGCTTTCTCTCGAATGGATCGAATCCGGCGTCTTCGACCGTCTTGGCGACGGCGGTTTCGTCGGTGTATTTGCGGATGGAGCGGCCTTCGACGAGCTTGAAGCCGTGCCACTCCTTGCCGGAGAGCGCCTGCTGGAGCGCGTACTCCTTGATGTCCGACGCCCACGAGACCAGCTCGTCTACCTTGCTGAGGATGACCTCGATCTCCGCGTCGGAGAGCTCCGGCGGGAGCTTGAAGTCGTGCTGTGCGAGCTTCAGGTTCTCCTCGGCCCGTTTCCGGCAGATGGTCTTGGCCTTGCAGAACCGGCACCACTGGCCGCAGGAGAATTCTCCCTTGCCGTCCCACGCCTGCTCTGCAGCAGGCTTCAGGGTTTCGTCGGCCCAGTGGAGCAGGTCGGTTTTCGGCGTCTGCCACTGGCTGATGTTCTGCCGCCTCGGCTGGTAGATGGTCATGCTGACCGTGTCGATGTCGTAGATATCGTCGAACAGCTCCAGGGCTCCGAGGCTGTAGCAGGCCATCTGCGGATTCCGCTCCGCCGAGACTTCCACGCCCAAGCCGTACTTCAGGTCGATGATCCGGAGCGTTCCGTCCGCGATTATGAGTGCGTCTGCAGTGCCGAAGCCCTGTTTCACCCAGCGGGAGAAGTCCACGCGCTGCTCGATGAGAACAACCGGGTCGCTGCATGTCTGCTTCGCGTCCTCGACCTGCTCGAGCACATAAGCGACATAGCCGTCTGTGGTTTCCTCCATCTCCTCGTTGTAGTAGTCGAGGTTCTCGGTCGGGTCCTCCGCCGGGTAGCCGAGCGCCTTGCGGAGCTTGAATTCGGCGAGCGCGTGGGCGCAGGTTCCTTCGGCGGCGTAGCTGCTGCCTTCATCCTTGAATCCCTCGCTGAGTCTCACGGACGGCGGGCAGTGAATCCACCTGTCGGAGCTCGATGCGGAGAGGACTGCGTGCTGTTTTTCAGAATTCATTGAGTCCCTCCACATCGAAAAGCAGGGCCTCGTAGTCCTTCGGATCAACAGCCGACAGCTTGCTCGCACCGTACTTGTGGAGCAGCTCGCGGATCTGCGCCGTGTAACCGGCACGCGACCTTTCGGCGAGAACCGCTCGCACATCCTCCAGCTTCAGCTCCTTCTTCTCAGGCTCAGCCTGCGGAGCCTCTGATTCGGGAGCGGGTTCCGCTTCCTCTGTGGTGCGGGAGAACTGCTGATAGAGCCAGTCGGCAGCCGCGTTAATAGCAGCGGCGGCATCGCGGAGTTCCTTGATGGGCTGATCCATTTCTGCCATTTTTGACATTCTCTTTACCTCCTTCCAATGGTTGTCTGTCTGCGGCAAGAAGACTGAGGTTCCTTGCCAGCCTTGCGGATACATGGCTTATCGCGATAAGAACGGCGATGGTCTCCATGTCCGCGGGACTTCTGTTGCGTGTCTTGTTCATGGCGTCTGCCTCCTTTCCGGAGCAGCTTTCTGCGCTCCTTACACTTCCCACTGGAGGCGAGGCACGCATTTTGACGAAGGACGGGAAAAGAAAATCTGAAAAAGCTCCGACCACCACAAAGGGCAGCCGGAGCCGTGCGTTTAGAACCAGTCAGGGAACTGCTCGTGCATCTCGTCCGGGAACTCCTCGCAGAGCTTCTGTTTTGCCTTCTTCAGGCGGGACAGGAAAGTTGTCCGCTTGATGCCGATCTTCTTGGCGATGGCCTCGTCGGAGAGTCCCTCTTCGCGGAGCTCGCCGATGCGGCGTGCCTCCGGCATGAGCTCGTCCAGACGGTGAAGAAGCTGGGTGAGCATCATCTCATCGGCGAGTACCTCCTCGATCAGCGGAGCATCGTCTGGCACGTAGTCGCCGAGTGTGCCTTCGCCGTCAGGCAGCGGATCGTCAAGGGAGATGGTCGTGTTGTTGTGGAACTCGCAGTCGAGGCAGTTTCCGTCGCACAGCCACCATTTGCTGCGCGGGCAGAAGCACTCGCCGCGATACTGCATCCGTTTCCTGAATGCGGTGCGCCAGCGGTCGTAATCCCGGTACTGGTCCTCCGGGACCTCGTACCATTCGCGGGTGACCTTGTCGTAGATACGATGCTGTTTACTCTGGTTGTCATTGGTTTTCATGTGCGATACCTCCGTTCGCTTCTCCCGAACCGGAGGCACCGCGCAAAAAAAAGAAGGCGTGGCAGGCCAGACGGAACGGGAATTTCAACTCGTTTCGTTCGGCCAGCCACGCTCGTAGACTGGTTACTTATTCACTTGTGACCGCTATGGCCGCTCGAGCCACCTCTGTGCACCGGGGTGAACAGCTATAGCAGCGAGCCTTTTAATGCCATGCTCAGGGCTATGCTGACTGGTAGATCAGCGAAGATCTGCCTCTATGGCGTAAAGTTCGCTGAATACGTCCGGCAGATCCGCCGGGTCGATGTCTTCGACGCTGTGAGCGCCGTAACGCTGGAATACGGAATCGACTACCTCCGGCCCGCTTTCAGAGCAGATGATGGAAGCTGACTCCTCGATGCTTGCGACATAGTCGCTGTTGCTGATGCTTGACAT